CATTCCGCACCCGTCCGGGGAGGGTCTAATGGCTATCTCTACCTATTCCGATCTCAAGACCGCAGTTGCAGACTATCTGGCGCGGACTGATCTGACCAGCAAGATTCCTGACTTCATCACATTCGCAGAGAACCGTCTTCGCCGGGACTTGCGGATTCGTCAGATGCTCAAGCTGGTCAATGCAGCGATGACCGCTAACGACTCCACGCTATCGCTTCCGAGCGACTTTCTGGAGATGCGGGACATCCATCTGAATACGACTCCAAACTTTGCTTTGGAGTACCTCTCTCCCAATATCTTCTATCGCAATGCAGACGCAACAAACACGGGCGTTCCGAAGCGATATACCTTGTTGGCGAGTGATTTCCAGTTCGCACCGATCCCGGACTCTGCTTACAACGTGCGGATGCTGTACTACGCAGCTCCGGCCTATCTGAGCGACTCCAACACCTCAAATGTGTTCCTGGCGAACTGCGCCGATGCGCTGCTCTACGCTTCTTTGGGAGAGGCAGAGCCTTACATCATGAATGATGAGCGTCTGAACACCTGGGCCGCGCTGTATCAAAGGGCAATTGACACTATCAACGCATCCGATGATCGGGGAGAATACGCAGGTGTTCCCCTGACGATGACTCTCGCACGGAGATAAATATGTCTGAAATCTCAAACTATCTTGAGAATGCGCTAATCAACGCAACTCTGCGGAACACGGCGTATACAAGCCCGACCACGGTTTATGTGGCGCTATACACCACAGACCCTACCGATGCGGATACGGGTACTGAGGTGAGTGGCAACGGATATGCTCGTCAGAGCGTGACCTTCTCCGCTCCGTCCGACGGTGCAACGTCAAACTCGGCGGCGGTGGAGTTCCCTCAAGCGACTGGTTCGTGGGGAACGGTGGCCTATATCGGCCTTCGGGATGCCTCCTCGGGTGGGAATCTGCTGTTCCACACCGCTTTAGATGCCTCCAAAACCATCGCCACGGGTGATGTGTTCCGTATCGCCATTGGTTCGCTCACGGTCACGCTGACGTAATGGCCGATCTCTACCCACCGTGGTCAATTGACTCCCTTGATAACCTCAAGGCGAGTCTGGATGACCTGACTCTAACGCTTGATTCGCCTCTATACATAACAAGCGTTACTCGGTGGGATGGGGATGCCTCTATCGCGGCTTCTGCGAGTGTTGCAGCAGACGCAACACGGGTTCAGTTCGGAGCAGGGTCGATTACTGCTGATGCAGCGGTAACGGCTCAAGGCATACGGGTTCAATTCGGCGCTGGTTCTTTTGAGGGATCGGCCTCGGTTGTTTGTAGTGCAATCCGGGTTCAGTTTGGCTCTGGAGACATCACCACTACCTCGGTGGTGACCTGTCTCGGTGGATTGGTTGCGAGCGGTCAAGCCAGCGTAACGGCAGAGGCCACGGTCACTTGTGTAGCGAATGCGACCTTCTCGGCATTTGCCTCGGTCAACGCTCTGGCCTCGGTTGGGTGTCTTGCGAATAAGCAAGGCGACGAGTGGAGCAATGTCCAGGTTGATGAGAGTTCATGGACTCCTGTGACCGATACCGAGACCACATGGGATGTCGTCGCAAGCAATTCCGACACATGGACTGATGTTACAGACACCGAAACGAACTGGACTCCAGTTGCCGCTGCTGGTGGAACATGGGTGAGGGTGTGAAATGCCTGAAACTAAGATTACATTCGGAGAGTGGTTGCCAGATCAGCCGGGCATCGCTGGTGCGCTCCAATCTGCATACAACGTCTATCCTCAGCAGATTGGATACGGCCCTATCCCGAGCCTGACGGACTACTCAAACTCGGCCTCTGAGAACCTGACTCGCGTCTTCTCCGGGAAGATCAGCAGCACTTCCACGATGTTCGCCGGAGGTGCGACCAAGCTCTTCAAGTACAACTCGACCAACCGCAACCTGGATGATGTGTCCAAGGTTGGCGGGTACACGGGCGGGAATTGGAGCTTTACCCAGTTTGGTGATGTGGTTCTTGCCGCGAACAACTCGCAAAAGATTCAGTCTTTCACCCTCAACAGCAGTACCGCTTTCGCCGATGTTGCCGCCGCCGCTCCGGTCTGTAAGTATCTGACTGTTGTCCGTGACTTCGTGGTCGCGGCAAACATCTCGTCCAATCCGAATCGAGTCCAATGGTCTGACATCAACGATGAAACGGACTGGACTTCCGGGCCGACCTCTCAGTCTGACTTCCAGGACATTCCTGATGGTGGGGATATCCAGGGGATAACTGGTGGAGAGTTCGGGCTTGTCCTGTTGGAGAAGTCTGTAGTGCGGATGACCTATATCGGCTCCCCGCTTTACTTCCAATTCGACACCATCTCTCGTGAGATCGGGTGCTATGAGCCTGGCTCTGTGACCCAGTACGGGAACATGACATTCTTCCTGTCGGATGATGGGTTCTATATGTGCGATGGCCAGAGAGTCTCGCCAATCGGGGCTGAGAAGGTAGATCGGTGGTTCTGGAACGATCTCTCTCCCTCTTACACGAAGTTCAGCGCCGCGATTGATCCGGTCAAGAAGGTGGTGATCTGGTGCTATCAGAACACCAATGCAGGCTATTCGCTCTTGGTTTACAACTGGCAGCTCAACCGCTGGTCTTATGGAGCGACCGCGGCCTCTTACATTTCTTCGGCAGCAACTTCCGCTGTGACCCTTGAGGGTCTTGACCTGTTCTCGGCCTCGATTGATGCGCTTGGCGTGTCTTTGGATGCTCGTCAATGGCTCGGTGGTCGGTTGGTTTTCGCCGGGGTTAGAGATGCCAAGATTGTCACCTTTGAGGGCCAGCCTATGTCTGCCTTCATTGAGACTGGCGATCTTTCCTCTATCGCAAGCATCATCACCTTGGCTCGTCCGCAAATTGATAACGGGTCTGCGACTGTTGCTGTGGCATCTCGTGAGATGCTGGACGACGACATCATTTACTCGACAGCGGTTGCCGCGAGCAATGAGAACCGAGTCTCTCTGAGAAGCTCCGGCAAGTACCATCGCGTTAAGGTTGTTCCTACTGGCAACTGGACAACGATGGCCGGGGTTGATGTAAACATCGTCGGGAGGGGCCGTCGATGATGTTTCGTGTTCTCCCCCCGTTTGGCGCTGATCCTCGAGGCATTTCCGAGGTAGTCAATGGGCTGATGAATGGCAAGTCCAACAATACGGGGACTGTCACTCTCGCCACGGGTGGGGCATTGACCACGACTCTTTACGACGAACGGATCAGCACGGACACAAAGATCATTCTGCTTCCGTTCTCGGCTGCGGCGTTTGCCGATCAACTGCCATTTGGAGCGTTTCAGGACTCCACAGATCAGACTGCCGCCTCGACCACAGCGGCCTATGCGGTCACCCTGAACACGACTGATTACTCAAACGGGATCACGGTCTCCAACAGTTCTCGGGTCAACTTCAAGAACCCTGGGACGTACAACATCCAGTTCTCGCTCCAGTTCGCAAATGCCGACTCACAGATTCAGGACGTTGACATTTGGTTCAGGAAGAATGGAACTGATGTGGCCGGGAGTAACAGTCGGTATTCAATCCCAAATAAGCATGGCAGCATCAACGGCCATCTGATCGCGGCTCTGAACTACTTTATTGAGCTGGTGGCGAATGACTACATGGAGGTCATGTGGGCAACAACCTCAACAGCGGTTTCGATTGAGCAGCTCCCTACTCAGACAAGCCCGACCCGTCCAGCGACTCCAAGCGCAATCGTGACGGCAAACTGCGTATCAATGGCGAGCATTGCAAATGTGTACGTTTCATCGCAGACTCAGGGATCGGCAACTATCAGCCATTACGCTAATTCCACAGCCGATAAGACCTTTGCTTACATTTTGGTGGGATGATGGAAGTCCGATTGATTTCCCCCAACGATCTGCGACAATGGTGGCGATTCGTCAGACCAGGACTGGAGATGATTCTCCACAAGACCCCGGAAGGATGGATTCCCGAGGATGTGTATACAGACTGTTTTAACGGGAAATCTATGCTCTGGGTCGGCCTGGTGGATGCAAGGCCAATCGGGTTCATGGTTCTCCAGCCCCGAAACGACGCACTCCATGTTTGGTGCGCGTACCTTTCCGAAGTCGGGTACTTCGACGCAGGCTGGCAGCATCTTATGAACATTGCTCAACACGGTGATGCGAAACGCCTCACTTTTGAATCTTGGCGACCGGGTTGGACGCGCAAGGCAAAGCAACTCGGTTTTAAGCCCCGCTCGTGGGCGCTGGAGGTCTAAATGGGTGGTTCTACTCGAACTCAAACGACAACGAACGAACTCGATCCCGCAGTCCGTCCGTATGTCCAATATGGTCTGAGCGAAGCACAACGGCTCTATCAGACCGAAACTCCTCAGTATTACCCTGGGCAGACCTTTGTCGGGCCTTCCGCGCAGACTCAGCAGGGTTTGACCGCGCTCCAGAATCGGGCGATCTACGGCTCTCCTTTGCTTCCCGGCGCTCAACAGCAGGCCCTCTCCACCATTCAGGGTCAATACCTAGGTGGAAACCCTTTCTTCCAAGGGGCATTCCAGCCTGCCGCGCAAGCCGCACAGCAGTCTTTCTATGACGCAATGCAAAACATCAATTCGCAAGCGTCTAGGGCTGGTCGCTATGGATCGGGTGCGATGGGTCAGCTTCAAGACCGCGCCTCTGGGCAGTTGGCTCAGACTCTCGCCAATACCGCTGGGCAGTTGGCCTTCCAGAACTACGAAGCCGAACGCGCTCGCCAGCAGGCAATGATCGGTGGCGCTCCTGCTCTGGCCGCTGCTGACTACGGTGACATTCAGCAACTGATGGGTGCAGGACAGACCGCAGAGGCTTACCAACAGGCCGCGCTCCAGTCCGACATCAATCGCTTCAACTTCCTCCAGGGTCTGCCGCAGTCTCAACTGAACCAGTACCTCGGGGCAGTTTATGGCGCTCCTCGGGGTGCTGTGCAGACGACTCCTGTCTATACGAACCGCGCTGCTGGCGCTCTTGGTGGCGCTCTGGCTGGTGGTCAGATGTTCGGGCCTGTGGGCGCGATTGGCGGCGGTCTCCTTGGCCTTTTGGGTGGGTGATATGAATGAACTTTTTGCTCAACTTTTTGGACAAAGCCCGAGTTACGCTAATGCTCTTTTCGGAGAGGATGAAGCAGCTCGTCTTCGGCAACAAGCCCAACAACAAGGACTCCTGAATGTTGGTCTATCCTTACTTGCTGGGGCTGGGCCTAGTCCTCAGCGTCGCGGTGTGGGTCAACTTCTGGCGCAGGGTGTAGCCGCAGGCCAGCAGGCTTACCAAGGAGCCTATGACAAGGCTATGCGGGATCGGATGATCCAAGAGCAACTGGCAGAGCGTCAGCAGGCTCGAGCAGAGCAGCAAGCCGCGCAAGCCCTTTTGCCGCAGATTCTCCGTCCTGGCGCACAGACCCCCACCTTTTATGGTCAACCGACGCAGATGCCTTTGCGCGATGATGAAGGCAACATCATGCCTGGCGCTGGCGTAAGTGTTGGTCAACCTCAGATCGACATGAACACGCTTCAGCAGTTGCTGACTCGTGCCCCGAGCGTGGCTGGTAAGGTTCTGCCGACTGTGGAAGCCTTCCGCAAAATGACCGCTCCTCAAGAGTTTGATCTTGCAGAGGGCCAGGTTCGCTATCGGGTTGATCCGAATACGGGCCAAGCTATGCCTGTGGCTGGTGCGGCGAAGACACCAAAGCCAACCTCTGATATTCAGGAATATGAGAAAGCAGTAAGTCAAGGTTTCAAGGGTTCGCTTCTTGATTACCAAATGGCTATCCGTCAGGCCGGGGCCACCAGGCTTAATGTTGATACGGGTGGCCGGGCATTTGAGCAGAAGGCTGGTCAGTTTGCCGCCGAAACATTCCGCGATCTTGCGAACCAAGGCACTACCGCTACCAGATCAGCAATTCAACTTGATCGGCTAGACACTCTTCTTGGCAAAACTGGAGGCGGTCTTGCCACCCAAGCTAAGGCTATCGCCGGAAACTTTGGCATTGAGACAAAGAACCTAAGCGAAATCCAGGCGGCTGAGGCAATCGTCAACCAGTTGGTTCCGTTGCAGCGCCCCCCTGGTTCTGGAACGATGTCAGATGCTGACCTTGCTCTATTTAAGCGGTCTTTGCCTCGCCTGATTAACACGCCTGCTGGTAACAAACAGATCATTGATACCCTCAGGGCAATCAATCAGTACGATCAGCAGATCGGTGCGATTGCTAGAGATGCGCTAAGAGGGCTTC